GGTGCCGGCCTTCACTAACCCATAGTGTGCCAGCGTGACCGCCACCAGTGGCGAGATGTCCCCGCCGGTCTTTCGGGCCCAGGCCCAGGCGTCGCCCAAAGGCCGTTTCCGGGCCGCGAACACGGCCAGGTTCAAGACCGGCTGCTCCAGGTGGCGTAACGCCCCCTCCACCACCGCGTCGAAAAACTGGCCGCACCCCTGAGCGTACTCCCGGGCTGTGACCGTCTCCGTGGCCACGCCGGCCGCGGCCAGGTCGACCAGCAGGCTCCCGGCCGGGCTGCCGGGGTCGACGACGGTGGGCCAGGGCCGCCACCGGCGCTCTAGCTCGCGTAGCCGGGCCACCAGCCAGTCGGTGTTGGGCCGGTGCTCGACCACCTCCACATGGCGGCGGCCGTCGGAGCGCCAGCCGGCCACCCCGATGGAGGCGGCGGAGCGGTCCGGGGTCACGTCCAGACTGAAGCAGGGCAGGCCGGCCAGCTGCGAGCGGGAGTCGCGGCAGGCCGCCCACGAGGTCGGGTCGATCACCGGGCGGCCACCGGATGCTCTGCGGTTGAGGTAGGCCCGCGCGAACTCGCCCGGCTCCATCGCATCATGGTCGGCCCGGATGACCTCCTCGGTGACGGTGTGGCCCAAGGCAGGCATGCACGACCACCACGTCTGAGGGTCGTCCGGGTCGTCGTCGTCGCCGGCGGACCATTCGAAGTAGCACACCCCCTGGCGTTCGCCGGCCTCGACCCGGGCCCGGCCGTCGTCGACGCGGTCGTGCAGGAAGAACGACTCGTCGGTGCCCATCGTCGACACGACCCAGACCTGGGCGTCGGGGCGGGTGACCATGGCCGGGCGGAAAGCCTGCATCAACCGTTCGTCGCGTTGGGCGAAGGCCTCGTCGATGACGCCCAGGTCCAGGGTCTGGCCGTGCCCCGAGCTCTCGCCCGAGGCGGTGATCCCCAACGTCGAGCCGGTCTTGGCGAACACCCAGCGCTCCAGGCCGGTCTGGCGGCGAACCGTGAACAGGCGCCGCAGCGGGGTGTCGCGCAACATCTCGGCCTGCTCCTCCCACTTGGCCCGACTGTTGTTGCGGTCCTGGGCCGCGTACAAAGACCGTTGCCGCTCCCCCCAGTTCAGGCAGCGGTCGACCTCCACCACCAGGATCAGGGTCGTCTTGCCCGACTGTCTGGGTACCGTGACCCGCACCTCCCGGTAGGCCGGCCGCCCATCGGCGAGGAGTTCGCCGGCCACGTCGGCCACCTGGGCCTGCCAGGGCATGAACGGCTGGCGGGCCAACTGCGCCAGCGACGACAGCCGCCGGCCCACCGTGGTCCGCTCAGGGCTGCGAGGCGTCGCCCACCTGGGTGCGCAACACTTCGAGGAAGGCGGCCAGGTCCTCGTCGTCGGAGGCAGGGGTCACCTCCCCCCGCAGCCGGTCCAGGAGGCGCAGGTAGGCGAACATGGTTTGGGTGATCGGCTCCTGGCGGGCGTCCAGGATCTCGGCCAGGGTGCGCCCGGCGGCCACGTAGGCGTCGTCCTGGGGCTCGATCCGGCCGACCGATCTAAGGGTGCGCACCGTTCGCTCGAATGCGGCCTGATTCCGGCGTCTCTGGGCCATCCCGGGCCCTAGTGTGCCCGTTTCGTCCCGGACCCGGTCAAATGGGCGCGAAAAACACTGCGTTCGTGATGACCGGGGGGTGTGATGTCAGAAAAAGCACCCCCGGGTTCGGCTCGGCCGGTGGCGCCGCTGGCGGTACTCCCGGGTGGCAGCCGGCTAGGGGGTGTTTCTTTTGTTTCGTTACGTCAGAGGCGGTCGGGTGGTGCCATCCACCGGTCCACCATCCCGCCGGGATGGTGGGGGCTATGCCAGCCCAGGCAGTCGTCTGACGACTCGTAGATCAATGTCTTGCTCCAGGTACCTGGCCGCCTGCCGTAGCAGGTCCGGGTTGTCACCGAATGATCCGAGTCCTGTGTTGCACAGGTTGCACAACGCCCCACGAACTCGGCCAGTCGTGTGGTCGTGGTCTACGACCAACGGCAGATCTGTACGTCGACAGATCTTGCAAGCGCCGCCCTGCTGTCTGATTATCTCCTCGAAATCATGGATTCCTAAGCCGTACTGCCTGAGCGTTGCTCGTCGTTGCAGCCGCTTCAATCTTTCCGGGTTGGTGTTCTTCCACTCGCGGCGCCGACCAGACATGCAGCTCTTACACCAGCCCTGCAGGTAGACCTTGCCGCGATACCGCCTCAGTGAGAATTCTTCCGCGGGCTTGGTCAGTCGGCAATGTGGACACCACTTGGTTTGCATTACCAGCGTTTCGACCGCCGGCCCAGTTTCCGGGCGGCGCGTTTCTGGTTGGTGAGTTTGGCGCCGCCACTGCAGTTGTGGTGGTGGCACATGGCTTGCAGGTTGCCGAGTTCGTTGGTGCCGCCCTCGGCCAAGGGTATGCGGTGGTCGGCGGTGGTGGCGAGGCGTGTGCAGCCGGGCACACAGCAGTGCCCACCGGACAACGCCAGGACTATCTTGCGGTTGGTCTGGTAGGAGGCACGCCTGTAGGGGTCACTCATTGCTTGGATCGTCGTCGCCTATGCGGATAATGGGCCTTATCGGGAACAGTCACGACGCCTCCCATAGGGTGCGGGCGATCCCGCCGCTACCGACCGGGTGGCGCAGGTGGGAGAGCTTTACGCTCGAGGCCGCCCATGACTCCCGGGCGGGTCGCTCGGCCACGATCCGCCAACCGGCGCCAGCGAGGCTAGAACCGGTTTCGCCGGCCTGGGTATAGGTGATCAGACGCCGGTAGCCGAGCGCCTTCGCGGCCCGCCAGGCGGCGGCGTAGAGGGCGCTATTGGCGTTCGGGGTGCCGTCGGTGCAAGTGCGGTTTACCTCGAGCGTCCGGCCGTCGTCGTAGTGGCGTGCTACGGGCCGACCGACCATGGCCACGCCTACCAGCTGGTCGGTCGTGGCGACGCCGAGACAGAACCGGCAGCCGCGCGGCGGTGGGTGGTGACGATGGTGGCCAGCCACGAACGCGCACGCCTGGCGGAACGTCACCGGCACGACGGCGAGTTGCCGATAACCGGGGTTATCGCTCATGCGGCTGATTCTTTCTCGTCGCGGTGGTGTAGCCGTTCGCGGCAGATCCGCAGCCACAGTTCGGCGTAGTCGCGTTTGGCGGGCGGGTCGTGATGGGGTGGGACGTTGTCGCGGGGGTCGGCACAGCGCGGTGGCGGCCGCCAGTCCTTGGACGGTTTCCAGGTGCTAGCCATGCGGGCACCTCATGACACCATCGTGGCGCCACAACCAGCCCGAATGGTCGACACAGTCGGGACAGGTCACCGGCGGGTTTTCCCCAGACGCCGGCGACGAAGTCTGGCCGGCGGCGTCTCCAAGCTTTATATCCAAAACTTCCATGTGGTGATTTTGAGCGTGAGAATCCGCGACCTGCCCCCGCAAATCCCGCGACCAGGGCGCGGATATTGCCACCCCTTGAAGAGTCCAGATCGGGCCTCGACCATGTGACTTATCCACAGTAAGACACTTGGCTTCCACAGCCGCTTTGAGCGCCCGGCGAGCCGTGTCGTAGGACACCCCCATTTCGGCGGCGATCTCGGCCGTGGACATCTGTACGGTCAGGGTGTACCGGCTGGCGTGACCGGCCAAGACCACACAGGCCAACTTCGGGTAACCGGACAGACCGGACCGTCGCACCACATGCCAGAAAGCGGCGATGTTCACGAGTTGCCGCCGGCGATGATGGCGGCCAGGCGATGCTCGGACGCTTCCACCGCGATCCTCAAAGCGGCGACGGACACGAATCCTTTGGCCTCCTCGTTGGTCAAATCGGGTACGGCCCCGTTGCGGACGTAGGCCCGGTTCAGGCGGCGCAAATGTTTCAACAGGCGGGTCTTCTCGTCGAGCTCGGTCATGACCGGAAATGGGTGAGCAGCTCGTCGATCTCGTCGGCGGGGATGACCGCCAGCAGCCACCGGTCGACCGGCTCCCAGCAGCTGTGGGTG